ATGATCCTCGCCGAACTCAACCTCGAAAACGCCGGCCCATTCCTCACCGTCGGCGTCGGACTTATCGTCCTCTTCGGCTGTCTAGGCCTCATCCTCCGCGTCGCAAACGATGCCCGCACATTCTTCGGCCGCAAACCTCCCCTGGACACCGACGTCCGCAAGATCGAAGCCCGCGTCGCCCGCCTCGAAGTAGTCATGGAGCGCCTCGCCACCAAGGAAGCCCTTGGCCAGCTCGAACGCGATTTCGCCAGGACCCTCGACGACAAGTTCCAGACCCTCGACGCCAAGCGCAGCAAGGACACATCCGACCTCCACAAGCACGTCGAATCCACCGCCGCCAATTTCCACAAGCGCCTCAACGATGTCTCCGCCTCCCTGGGCGACCAAATCCGCCGCCTCCCCACCGACATCTTCCAAATGCTCAAAAACGCCAGCGGCATCACCGGCAACTAAATCCCCTATCTGCCAACCATATAAGACGCCTCACCCCGCTCATAAGTCCTATAGGTCCCATTAGTCCCATTAGTCCCATTCTCCAGCAATCAAACCATCTCCCAATGCGCGCCACTAACATTCGCCGGTCCATCCTCGACATCCTCGAACGTTGCCAGCCCTTCGCCCTCCCCGAGTCGCAACTTACCGTCGAATTAAACGCCGCCATCCGCCCTCCCGCCGGCAACGCCGAGTTCGACGAGGAAATGCTCTTCCTCCAGACCCGCGGCTTCATCACCAACGTCCCAGACCCCTTGGACGATCAATTAGTCAAGTGGGCCATCACCGAAGCCGGCTCCGCAATGCTCCGCAGGTAACTTATGGATTACCGAAAGCCACATCCCAGGGCCCGCCTCAACCTGCTCACCCCCGAGCAGCGCGACCGCGTCTATTTGCATTGCGACACAGTCTCCATCAAGGAAGGCGTCCTCTGGCTCAAGGCCGAATTCAATCTCGATATCAGCACGACCGCATTGTGTCGCTGGCTTCGAAAGGAACGCGCCGGCAAATCCATGGCCGACCGAATGGAAAGCCTCCTCCTCTCAAGGGAGAAAGCCGCAATTATGCGCAAAATTCACAGTGGCGCTACCGAGATGACTGTCGCCAACAGCGTCCTCATCTCCCAGGCGGTCTTTGAGGAAATGCAAAAAGACCCATCCGGGCGGGATCAGAAAAAAATGGTTGAACTAATGCGCCTCTGCCTCACCGCCAGGGACCAGGAACTTAGGGAAAAGAAACTTTCACTCGAGCAAAACCGCTTCCGGTCGAATTCCTCGAAGGTCAATCCGGCGCACCGCAAGCAATCGGATAAACCCGAGATAACTCCCGAGGAAGAACGCGAAAAGGTCGAAAGAGCCATGCTCAGGGTCTTCGGCCCGGAGCCTGACCGTTTTATCGATCCGCCGGAAAAGGAGGGTCTCTAATGTTTCGCAATGCCTTTCGTTATGCGGAATGGCGGCCCGGCCAGGGCCCCGCCAAGGACTCACTCCTTCTCCCGTTCAGGCCCTATCAGGATTCCATCTACTGGTCCACCGATGGCATGCTCGTCCTCCATTGGAGCCGTCAGATTGGAAAGAGCTTCATTCTCGCTGCATGGGCGATCCGCCGCCTTATCCGCACTCCCGGCCGTCTCGTCACTGTCCTCAGTAACAGCGTCTCAAACGGCACGGAGTTTATCCTCAAGGCCGCTGAGGTCTGCGACAAGATGCGCGTTGCGTTTGAAGGCGAAGACCTCTCCCCGGATGGCCGCATCGAGAACATGCGCGTGGAAATTCGCATCAAGCTCAACAGGAAATTCAGCCGTCTTATTGTACTTCCCGCCAATCCCCGCACCGCCCGCGGGTTCTCCGGCGATCTTATCCTCGATGAATTCGCCTTTCACGAAGATAGCACCGCCATCTGGGACGCCGCCGAGCCCATCATCTCAAGCCATCCCGATTACTGCTGCCGCATCGCCAGCACAGGCAATGGCCGCTTCAACATGTTCTACCGCATGGCGAATGAATCCTCGCCATATCCCGTCTCCCGCGTCCGCCGCAGCCATGCTTGGGAGATGGGCGTCAAAATCTACGATCCAGCCACCCGCCGCGAGATAACTCCCGATGAAGCCCGCGCCGCCGCCTGGGACAAGGCGAGTTACGATCAAAACTACGAGTGCGCCTTCAATGACGAAAGCATGGCGTTACTTACCCATGCCCTCATCGCCGCTTGCGAATACCCGGACGCCATAAGTGGCGAGTGCCAAATCTGCTCCCAGGATTGGGCCCCCGGCACCCTCCACTTCCTCCGCTCCTGCAAAGGCCCCCTCGGCGTCGGCCTCGATGTCGGCCGCACCCGCGATATCACCGTCATCGCCATTGGCGAAAAGCTCGGCGGCATCCTCTTCACTCGCGCCGTTCTCCGCATTAGTAACACGCGCCTCCCGCAGCAATTGGATCGTCTCCGCCCCATTCTCCAACTGCCTAACTTCGGCCGCCTATGTGGCGACGCCACCGGCCTCGGCCTTGGCTTGGTCGAGTTCGCCCAGGAGCTATGCGGCCCTTATCGCGCCGAGGCCGTCCAGTTCGCCGCGCGCGAGAAGCGTTCCATCAATGGCATCCGCCAGGACGACTCCGCATTGGTCACCGAACTTATGGCGCTCGACTTACTCGGGTTATTCGAGAGCAGCGCCATCCGCATCCCCTGCGAGCCCGCACTCCGCGAGAGCCTCCGAAAACCCGCCCGCGTCACAACAGCCAGCGGCGTCCGCATCGCCGCGTCCCGCGACGAAGCCGGCCACGCCGACGAATTCTGGAGCATCGCCCTCATGGCCCGCGCCCTCAAATCCAGTCCCACCCAATTCGCCTTCGAAACTCCCGAAGATTTCCCCGCCCGCAAACTAACCACCTTCTAGCCTGCCGAAACCAGCGATCGACGCATTGCCCGCTCCATAAGTCCCATAAGTCCCATTAGTCCTATAAGTCCCATCTGTCCCATCTGTCCCATCTGTCCCATCTGTCCCATTTTCCGCCGTTCACTCTCTAAACACAAAAACCCAATCTTGAACTCCACCGCCACACTCTCAACCCCGCGTCCCGCCTCCTCCCGCCGGAGCCCAAAGACGGAGTCGCTGATCACCGCCGACGTCGTCCAGCTCGCGCTCCGATCCCGCTTCAATCCCCTTCGCGGCCTGACTCCGCCGCTCCTCTCCGTTTATCTCGATAACTTCATGCTCGGCTTCGTGGCCTACGCCGCGCTCGTCTGGGACCAATTGGAAAAGCGCGACGACGTCATCCGCAACGTCGCCAGCAAGCGCAAAAAAGCCGTCGCCAAGTTCAAGCGCAGATCCTTCCAGCGCGATCAAAGCCCCGAAGCCGAGGCCCACGCCCAGGCCCTCGATGAATTCTACGATAACATCACCGTCGTCAATGCCCTCGACCAGAACGAGACCGGCGGCATGCCGCTCCTCATCCGCCAGATGATGGATGCCGTCGGCAAATACTATGCCGTCCACGAAATAGTCTGGCAGCCAGGGTCGGTGAGCGGCGGCAGTAATGTACTTACCGCCGAACTCCGCTTCGTCCCCCTCTGGTTCTTCGAGAACCGCTCCGGCCGCCTGCAATTCCTCAAGCTCCCGCTAGGCGGTGCAAACGGCGAACCCCTGGAGCCAGGCGGATGGATGATCACCAAGGGCGACGGAATCATGGAAGCCTGCTCCATCGCTTACATGTTCAAGAACATGGCGCTCAAGGATTGGGTAAGTTACAGCGATAAGTACGGCTCCCCCGGCGTTCTCGGCCAGACCAATGCCGCAAAAGGGAGCGAAGCCGGTGAAGCCCTCAAGGCCGCAGTCGCCAGCTTCGGCCAGAATTGGTCCGGCGTCATCTACGGCGCCGATGGCTCCATAAAGGAACCTATCTCGATAATTACCGCCCGCGGCGAAGGCACCCTCCCCTTTCCGGCCCTTGTCGAGCGCGTGGATCGCGCGATGGCCTCGCTCTGGCGCGGCTGCGATCTCTCGACCCTTTCCGCCGATAACAAGGGCGCAAGCCTCCAGCAGGACGAAAGCGACATCCTGCTCGAGGACGACGCTGCCATGATCAGCGAGACCCTCCAGCTCTACATAGATCGCTGGGTCATCTGGCAAAAGTTTGGCGTCAAGCCATTGGCTTACTCCCGGATAGTAGTCCCCGAGTCCAAAAATGTAGCGCTCGACCTTCAGGTGGACCAACTCCTCCTCCGCGCCGGCGCCCGCCTCGGCGAGCGCGAGCGCCTCGAATACTACGGCCGCCCGCTCATCTCCGATGACGATCTGCCCCTCCACAACCCCGCCACCATCATGGAACGCATCCAGGATGCCACAAAGGATCAATCAATCCCCACTGAAATTCTAACAACCTAATCCCCAGAGTTACTGAATGATCGAAAAGCAACCTGGCCCTCTTATGTCTCTCTATAAGTCCCATTCGTCCTATCAGTCCCATAGGTCCCATCCTCCGAAAGAGCATCACAGTTCCGCTTCACCACACCGTCACCCAATCACCCACTTATGAACATACTCCACCTCGCAAACGAAGCCCGCTCCGTAGCCGTAACCCTGCTGCTACCCAACCAACTCTCCCCGCAATTACCGGGACAGGAACATTGGGTCCAGCTCTCCCCCTTCGGCGATTTCGGGAACACCACCGGCAACTCCCGCGTGATCCAGCGTTTCCGCAAGGAAGACGCCACCCAAATCTGCGCCGATTTCAACGCGCCGCTCCGCCGCGTAACTCAACCCCTCGGCATGCCTTTCTACATTGGTCATCCCGATCATCCCCGATTCAAGGGTCAGCCCGGCCACGAGGACACCCGCGCCTATGGCCGCGGCAAGGAAATGCAGGTGCGCCATGACCCGGCATGCCCGGCCTGCGCTGCCTTTGCCAATGCCCGCGACATCGCCGCTCCCTGCCAGGATCACGGCCTCTTTGTAAGGATGCATTGGAATGACGAGGGCGCCCGCCTCATCGGCAATGAAAGTTTCCACGGCCACAGTGTCAATTGGGCCGCCATCCCCGATGGCATGGAAAACGGCGTGCAGGTCTTTCGCCCCGTCCGCGTCAAGAGCGCCGGCTTCACCAACGAACCAAACATCCCCGTCCGCCCCGCCTCGCTAAGTAACTCCGCCGACACAAGCGACGACGAACAACAGCCGGTACAGTATACTGTCCCGCCAAGGCTCAAACTGATCGCCGGCTTCAAGGAAGACGACGAGGTAACGATGGACGAAGTTATCGCCGCGCTCGAGAAAGCCCGTCCCGTCGATAAGGCCAACGAAGCCACTCGCGCCGAACTCGAGCGGCAACTTGCCGATGAACGCCGCGCCCGGGCCACATCCGTTGTCGATGGCCTTGTGAAGGAAGGCCGTGTAGTTACCAAAGACCGCGCCGGCTGTATCGAGCAGTTATGCAATGCCGGCGGCCAATTCGATAACAAGGTCGCCGAACTCGGGAACGCCCGCCCAGCAATCAAGACGCAGGCCAGGTCAAGCGGCCTTGCCGGCCAGCACGCAAAGGTCGTCGAGGGAGAACGCGAGCGCACCGTGCGCCTTCAGGAACTTATGGATCTGCGCCAAAAGGATTTCCCAAACGAGACCTACGAAGACCGCTTCCGCGCCGTCGCCAATTCAAACGAAGGCGCCCATCTCTTCGCCCAGATGCAGCGCTCCGGCTCCGAGGAATAAACATCACTCACCTTGCCGTTTCGTCCCGCCATCGCGGGTCGGGAGGGCAGCAAACCAACAAACAAACATAGGAGATACAAACCCCATGATCCACTCGATCATCGCCGGTCCCGCCATTGCGGGATTGCTGCTCATCCTGGCCGCCGCATGGACTGGCCTCAAAAGCAGCCCAACCACCCGCAGTTCCCGCGTAATGGCCTTCCTGGCCAATAACGCCATCCTTGTCAACATCACGCCAAAGGGCCGCGCCACCGCGGTCGCCGACGCCGCCTTTACAAGCCGGTACCTCATCGCGAAACGCGGCGCCTATTATTACAGCATCGCCATCGCCGGCCAGGGAGATACCCCGTACGGCGTCGTGCCCGATATGACGCCCACCACGGACACGGACCTCAGTTATCCGCTCCCCGTGAACATCCTGGGCCTCAATGAGGACACCGAGCGCATGATCTGCTCCGGCGCTATCGCCATCGATCAGCTCATCACCACCGATGCCGCTGGACAGGTGCGCGCGCTGCCCTCCGCCGCCGGCACTTACTGGGTGCTCGGCAAAGCCAAAACCTCAACCGTCGCACAGGGCGATCAGGTGGAAGTTATCCCCTGCTTCCCCTACCAGGCCACCGTCGCCTGATTCATCAACCAACCCAACACATAACTATTCATGAAAAAGCACTTACCCCGGAAGCAACTCCGCGTATGTCCTACACGGACTTCCGTAAACATCACTCCGCCGCCCTCGCCAGGCTCGCAAAAATCGAAAGCGAACCAATCGCCCTCCTCGCCAATGAAGGCGCGGCCATCCAGCCCGGCGCGGTCTATCTCGCCAATGAATCGGTCTTCACCCAGCAATACTTCGACGAGCCGCTCACCAATTACGCGGTGGGCTGGCGCGATCCGAATAACATCGAGGAGACCCTCGAGTTCTTCGCTCCCAGCGTGCCGGTCCCGCGCCGGTTCACTTATAAGTCGTGGACGAACATCGAGGAGTTCCTTTCCGAAGGCACTTACGATGACCTCCGCGCACTCGGCGGCGAATTCCCGACCGTCATCTATACCGGCACCGAAGTCCACGCCCGCACCGATAACCGCGGCCTCCGCATCCGTGTCGATATGGACGACGTCGCCGATCCCGACAGCGCACTGGCCGGTGGCATCCCTGCCTTCCAGGCGCGCGTCGTCGAGAAGCTCAAGCGCCGCATCCTGCGCAACTCCCTGCGCCGCGCCATCACCGCCCTCTCCGCGGGCGCCGTCAATACCGCGAAGACCTGGAATGGCACCGCCGGCCAGGACCCGGATAATGACGTCCTCCAGCAACTCGTCTCCGCGGCCACGCAATCCGGCATTCGGCCGAATCGCGTCGCATGGGGCGACACCGCATGGTCCAAGCGCGTCCTCACTCACCGCGCGCAAAACGACGCCGGGGGCTACGCCAGCGCGGGACTTACTCCGGAGCAGGTCGGAATGTTCCTGACCGTCCAGCCATACGTCAGCCGCGAGCGTTTCTCCGCGGCCGGCGCCGGACTGGCCGAAGTCGTTGGCAATCTCGTCTTCATGTTCTACGCCCTCGCCGGCCAGGACACGGAGGACCCGTCCAATATCAAGCGCTTCTATAGCATGACCGACAGCGGCGGCCCGTGGCGCGTCTATGTCCAGCAGGTTACCAGCAAGCTCATCGATATCACCGTCGAGCATTACGAGAAGATCGTCGTGACCAGCCTGCTCGGTATCAACCAATTCACCATCAGCTAAGTACGGGAAAGGATGAAGGCGAAGGCGGGAGAGCATCCCCTTTGCCCGCCTTCCCTTCATACCTTCCATCTCAATTCCCATGTCTAACTGGACCTCCATAACTATCGATACGCTCAAGGCCGCGGGCCACTCCGCGATTATCGATGCCGCCCAGACAGCCGGCATTGGCGGCGTCGATCCTGTCGCCGAATCCATATCCGATGCCGTATCCCGCGTCCGCGCGGCCTGCTCGACCGGCAATCAACTCGACTCCGATACGACGACGGTTCCCAATAGCGTCAAAGCTCTCACCGTCCGCTTCGCATTGTTCGCCCTGATGGAGCGGATCAATTACCCCCTCAGCGAGGACCAGCGCGATACCCGCCGCAATGATAATAACTCGTTGGTTCGTATAAGTGCCGACAAGTTACGTTTCGAACTCCCCGATAACCCCGCCGGCGATGCCGAAATGCAGATCGGTACAGGCATCGACACAATTACGCGGACCAACCGCGAACACTACACCCGCCGCGCGATGGATGGTCTGCTATGAGCCTTCAACGTTTCCAGCTCGATCTTGCCGCGCGCCTCGAGTCCGCGCCGGTCTTCGCGAATATCCCCGTCCTTGTGTTCCGCCCAAGGGCGGCGCAAACCGCCACGGAGATCCAGGACCGGATAAATGCAGCCCTCGGCGCCATCACTCCGCTCAACGGCAAGGCGGGCCTTTGCGCCACCGTCCTCATGCCGATTGTAAGTACGGAAAAGCAGGAGTTGCCCGGTCCTTATCTCCACCTCCAATGCAAAATCCGGGTCCAGGAAAACGTGATCGTGAATATGGGATCAAACGGTACGCAAATCCCTTGCGAGGACGCCGCGGTCGCTGTCGCGCAATCTCTCCACCTATGGACTCCCGGCGGCACCGCCGGCATCGTACGCGCAGCCCTCGAAACGATCCGCCCAAACCTGGAGATCAAGGAATTGGTATCTTACGAGGTATTGGTCGAAAGCGAACTCGACATTGAATCCCTTGCAGGCACCTCCCAGCCCTTCATCAGCGCAACCGAAGGCCAGGTATCAATTAGCTGCTCCGACCCCGAAGCGGACATCTATTACACAATCGATGGCTCAATGCCATGGCCGGGCAACGATACCTATTCGAGCACGGCAATCCTTTACAGCGCACCCTTCACTCCCAACACAGGCACATTGGTCCGCGCAGCCGCCTACAATACTGCATTACTCGGCTCCGACATCACCTGGCTGCAGTTGTAACCATTTTCCAACACCACCCACCGTATGAGCATACCCTTATCCATCCACGGCCCCGCAGTCGTCATCTTCAACGGCGTCACTTACTATTTTAAATCCGGCCTGAAGGTCTCCGTCAAACGAACCCGCGCCAAAATCGAAGTGGACGCCTTCGGCCAAATCGCCGAGGTCGCAAAGGATTGCATCGTCGAATTCACCGGCACGCCGTCCGGATCGATCCGCGCCGCCGACCTTGCGGCCCAGATGCCCTACCTCCCGTCCCAGATTGGCCAAAGCATCTTTGGAACCGCCGATGTACCCCTGGTAGTACAAACCATCAATGATGGCTCCAGCATCCTTTGGCAACGCGGCGCCATAAGTAAATACGCTCCAATCCTCCTGAGCGCTGCTCACGGCACAATTTACAAAGGGGACATGACCTTTTGCTGCCTGATGGCAAGCAGCTTCACCCCAACCGCTGGCCCCGCATGGAAGAACATCACCTCATCAGCGTTCACAGACACGACTTTCGACTCTTCCAAGGTCCGCATGGCGCAGTACGCCGCCGCATGGGGAGCGGAAGCTCCCTACAACTCCATGCTCTCGCAAGACGGCTTCCTCCTGTCCCCAATTGTCACCACCGAAAATATCCCAGTCGATAACTATGGCATCATCGATATTGCATTGAAATCCGTAACCGGCATCGCGCAGTTCAAGCCGGCGAATCTTACCGAGGCCCAGATCGATACCCTCATCGCTTTGCAAGGCAGCGACGCCATGTTACCGGGCCAGGCGATTGGTGACGGAGGCAACGACCTTGTAATCAGCAGCAATCTTCTGACCGCAACAATGAAAATGGCCGGCGCCGTCGATTACCAACTCCTCTACGCCACCGGAAAACTGCGCGCCGGCGAAGTCGCTTTCGGCGCCGCCACCACGTTCACCAACGGAGCGCCCAACCCCATCTTCACCTTCTCCATACCCGGCTAACAAACCGCCCGCTTCGCCCCCTTTTCATCCTTCATACTTCATAATTCATCCTTTCTCCCCATGCTCGTTTCCATAGGTACATATCAATTATGTGACGGCAGCCGCTCCGGCGGTGTCGGGCTTACCCGGCTCCGCTTCCGTGTGCAGCGGAAAATACAAGTCGCCGAGATCTTTCGTGGCGATGAGGTCGATACTTTTGACCGCGGCAACCGCGAGACCACGGTTACCTTCGAGATTTCGCGAACCTTCCCCACCCAGGATGCCGCCGACGTCTATGTCCTGCAGCACGAAGATACCGTGCCTTCCTCTGGAATCGTAACATTCACCGCATTCCAGGCCAATGGACAAAAGGTGGTGCGGTACCTTGCCGACGGAAAGGTGCGGGTCCACGAGCTGGTCGAACAGATCGGCGTCACCACGCGGCACCAATATACCATCATCGGCGGCACCATCCAGCAGCCGGCCCCCGCCAGTTAGTCAAATCAACCTTCCAACCGAAACTTCCCATGCCTATTTTTAACACGCAGGTCATCCGGATCGCCGCCGATACAACGAGCAAGGAAAATATCCTCGATCTCAACACCAGTGCCGAACCTGCGGCATGGTGGGCGCGCAATTTAACCATACAGGTCAGCCTCTTTGCCGGCGCTGCGCTTCTCGACGTAAGCGACCTCCAGAGCGTCTCCATCTATCTCAAAGACCCCACTGCATTGGACTCCGCGCCGTTGGTATCAAAGACAGTCACCGCATTTGATAATACCACGACATTATCCACCTGGCAGGCCGGCACGCAGCAGCACTTCGTGGTCAGCTTCGGCGCCGATGATCTTTCCTTCCCTCTTAACAATACTGTCGGCGGTTCCAGTGCGCAGCGGCTGGTGCATCTTTCCATGGTCGCAATTACAACCGGCGGGCAAACGGGAACCGTGTGCGTCGGGACAATCAATGTAATCGATGACGGCGGCAACTCCCCGGCAAGTAATCCGGTCAACGCAGTTACCGTGAGCCAGGCGCAGGTCATGCTGGCCGCGCTAAGCTTTGCGAATGCGCCGCTGGCCCTGAATGGCGCGGGGAACACGACGCTGTCCAACGCCCAAATGTGGCTGCTCGGACGGCAGCCTGTTACGATTGGCGCGGGTTCCGGCGCCTATGTCGCCAACCTTGCCCTTGCGGATACAAATGCGATCGCGGGCGGAATGATGCGCATCCCGATCGATTTTCCACCGTCTGGAAATCCGGTCGTCAATATTTATGACGGGTCCACAAGCGGTACCCTCCTTGAAGGGCCCCTCGCAAATCCAAATCCGGCCTTGCCGGCAAGTTTCCTGTTTCTTGCCGGATTCGACGGGTCCAACTGGCATAAGGAACTGGGTATTTGGGTGCCGTGAGCCGCACAGCGGCGAACACTTGAACTTACACTTTAACTTGAACCTGAACTATTACTTATGAAGAAAACAATTACATTCAAAGAATTGATCGCTGCCTCTTTTGCCCTTGCGATCCTGGCAATATTCGCATTTGCAGATCCGCCCGCGGGAACTTACAGCCAATTCAACGGGGCCGGGGCGGGCGTCGTCAGCAGTGGGACTACTGTCACCTTGGGCCGTCTCGGCACCCTGTCGACATATCAGCTTACCCTCAATTCGGGGACAGCGGCGTACGTGGCCAATGTGGTGTTGAGCGATACCGGGATTCATCCGGGAGACAATTATTTCATCCCGGCGAGTTATCCGGCCACCCCGGCAGGCAATTTGGTGACGCTCCGTGTATTTGACAGCGGGACGGCCGGGGCGCTGTTGCACAGCAGTACTTCCACGGGGGTGGCCGGGAGCACGGTGTTGCGGTTTGTTAATATTACGGGCACGGCCTGGAGCTATAATCCCGAAGGGGCTCTGCTGGCTCGGAATCTTGGCGCTGGCGTCCAGGCTGCGTTGGGAGGCCCCAATGCGGCGGCCGCACTTGGAGGAACGGCGGCCGTTATTTCACAACCCAGGGCGAATTATGTGGAAATTGGTACTTCCATTACCGCGATGTATCAACCGGCCACCCCTTATCCGGCTGGGGTCGGGGCGTGGCTTTGCAGCGGCAGCGTCGGGAAAGCCTTCGCCGGCTGGACGGATTACAACGAAGGGTATCTGGGGTCCACTCTTTATCAATGGCTGGGCAGTTATTATGCGACTTATGCGCACCCGCTTTCCCCTGCGGTGACCGGCAGCTCCGCCCGTATCCGTATCGAGCTTGGCGCAAATGATTTCAACCAGGAGTCTTTTAATATCGCGGTTTGGAGCGGGTCGCTCGACGCACTCTACACGAAGGCCCACAATGATGGGTACGCCATCACCGCCGTCACTATCACTCCCCGGTCCGACGCACTGACTGACTGGCAGGAGCGTAACCGTCAGGCGGCGAATTATTACATCCGGCATGATACTGTGCTGAATTCCGGAAGCGGGGATAACATAGAGGACCGGGACGCCCTGTTCTGGCCTGCATACACCTCCGATTCAACCATCTCGTGGGATGGCATTCATCCCACGGCACTGTGCGCGCAACTCGAAGCCCGCTGGCTGAACAACCAATACTCCGGGCTGCCGAATGCGCCGCTCGCTCCCGCGGAGGCGGCAACCACGATGTGCGTTGGCCTCGGAGGCCAGTATTGGGCGACACTTTATGCGGGTCAGATGTATCTTACCAGCGGGAGCAACCAGGTGCCAGGCGCGGCCGTATCGGCGGCGATTTCATTGATTGCTTATGACTATTCGCTTGGCATTTTTCAGAATGAAATCGCACAGGATTACTTGGATAATAATGGGTCCCTGACGCAGCCGCTCTTGTATGGGGCGCTAATGCCGGCAGTTGCGCAGGCGATCTATGGATCGGGCTCACCGGCCGTCAGCAACGCGCCATCCGGGATTACATCCACCGGCACTTACGGGGCCTATTTCGGAAGCGGCGGCGGCCTGGCCTATCAGTTGCCGGCCGCTTTAAGCGGTACCACCGCGTTTACAATTGAATATCTGACGAGCGTTCCGGCTGCGCCCGCGGCGAACGGCCCGGGCAATCCGGCTTTCGCGATATTCGATGGCCAGAACAATGGATGCATGATTGATTACGCCAACTCCTCAAACTACCAGACCCCGGAGGCCTTTTTCCAAAATTCCACGGGCGGCCAGGCGGCTGTGGCCGTCAGCGGCACGCTGCCCCTTGGCCACATGGCGCGCTGCCAATTGACTTATGATGGAACAAACAAGGCCTATTATCGGCTGACAGACCTGCAAGGGAATCTTGACCAGACAACGACTGCAACGGTCGGCACGGTGACACCCTTTAATAGTGGCAATTATATCGGCGTGCGATGGCGCCAGGACACCGGGGCGGCTGTCTACGCCTCTTATTCCGGGGGCTGGGCGGTTACCACCGGCAGCATGCCTCTCTCGGCGGCGAATGCAAAGATCGCTTACTGGCGCGCACGTTTTAATCCAGTGGTCACTCTGCCTGCGGAAGTTTCCGGCACCAGCGCGATTGGATTGACCGGCGCGGCAGCCACAATTCTAAGTTACACGGCTGCTCCCGGGACTTACGAATTATTTTTCGAAATAAACATCAACTCAAACCCCGACAATGTGCAAATCGGGCCGCTGGCGACCTGGGTGGACGAGAACGGAGTTACTGAACAGGCCGGTTTTACCGCGTCGGTATCGAGTTGGTATGACATGACACAAAACGCGACGGACTCCGGGCCTGGGGTGCAGGATAGTTTCGAGCCGTTGATCATCCGGAGCGGCACGGGCTCCATCGGCATAGGAATCAGCACATCGGCTACTAACACGGTGAATTACAACATCACTGCAGTAATCGAGCAGCTCAGTCAATAAGATGCCCGAATCCGAAGAGCCAGTCGAATTGCCGGATGAAGAGGCCCAGACCGAAGCCACAAGCCCGGAAGCAATGCAGCCGGAGCCTGCGCCGGAGCCGGAGCGGCGGGAATCCATCGATCAGGAGGGATCACGCGATCCTGCTGCCCCTTCCGCCCCGCCCATGCCGGAAGCACCCGTGGCGTCCTCCCCGGCGGCTCGCGATGATATATATCCCGCGCTGGACGCGCTTTCCGACAGGCTTCGCGAGCGCCCGGCTGCAAACAGGAATTCCACAACTCCCTCCCGGGTCCCGGCGCGTGAACTAAAGAATCCCATGGCCGGCATCATCGCCCGGATAGAGCGCCTGGAGAACTGGGTAAAATCCAATCGTCTGGAATAGGAATAATAGAATCCTTCAATTATGTCCTGGTACTTGCAAATCGCCGGCGGCGCGCCGCAACTCTTCAGCGACCTCGGCTTATCACGGCTCAAACGAACCATCGCCAGTCAGAAGGCAGGCCGCTTTACCTTCACGGCGGAAGGCGCCGCTGCCGATAGCAACGCGCTCGCGCCGGAAGGGACGATCTGCACCGTCTGGCTGGATTCGGAACCCTTCTTTTCCGGACGCCTCTGGCGCATCCCGCGGAAAGGCTCCGGGAGCGCCGAGAGCGTCGACTACGAGTTACTCGATGCATGGCACGACTTTGAGAAAAATGTCTATCAACAGCAGTGGAACGTAATCCAAAGCGTGGACGAAGGCGGCGAGCCGACCCTCGCCGCCGAGTACCGGTCGGAAATAATCCTGGGCATCGATTTGAATGGAACCCCGATGACCAGCGGCCAGGTGATAGCGGATATTGTACTCTGGGCTGTAAGTGTGGGCGCTTACTGCCAGCTTGGCGTCATCGGCGTGGATGCGCCGGTGCCGCTGGATGAAGTTACAGACCTGCCCTGCAGCGAGTGCATCAAGAAGATGCTCAGGTGGACGCCGGATGCCGTGACATCCATGGATTACTCCACCACGCCGCCCACGCTCAATATAGTAAGACGGGGAGATTGCCTCGCGGTCGAGGCGCCATTTACCGGCAATGTTGAGGATATCGAGATAAAAGCCCTTCCGGAGCTTCTCGCGCCCAGCGTCGTATTTCGTTACCTCCAGGTAAACCAAACCGACGGTACGCCGAGCGTGAACGTAATCGTGGATGATTACCCGGAGGGCAGCGACGGCACGGAATATGGCTCGCTCGTCCAGACGACACGCCTCGCGGGCACCGACGCCACTTACCAACGAGTCGCGGTAACCGTAACCGCGATTCCCACCGATGACAGCAGCGGCGACGATGGCGGCCCGTCCGATGATCCCACCATTGCCTGGTGGCGCAGGAAAGCCCCGTGGCTCCAAAGCTTTTCGGCGGATCGGCTCTCCATCACCAATGTCCAGGGAGTATTCGACACCACGGGCACGGACACCGGCACCGACGGCAACCCGATCAGCGATTATCCCAATGAATTGCTCACCGGCACCATCGCGCCATGGATGAATGTGAAGGTTGCCGCCACCAGTTGGAGCGCGGATGTCTATTATAACTACCCCGACTCACCGGACGATGAATCCACTCGCGCCCTGAATGTTTTCGGCCCGCCGGACGGCAGCGATAATGCCAGCGGCCAGGTCTATATTGGGTGCCAGGCCCGTGCCACCAGCGCGGTCACACAGACTTACGCGCAGCTCTCCAGCTATGTGCAGGCGGAGCCGGTGCCGATGGGCCTGGCCGAGACGCTGTACGCCGCCGTAAGTGTGCTTCAATATGAGGGGAGTTATACAATCATTGGTTCGGAAGTCTCTGATTGGACACTCGGACTCGTATTGAATATTGCCGGCGGCCGGACGGAATGGGCCGCTATGAACGCGCTCCTCCAGGAGATAGAGGACGATCTCGAAAACGGCCGCACCACGTTGAAGTTCGGACCCGCGGGACATCTTACTCACCAGGATCTGATGGAGATGTTGCGGGCGAATCGCTCCCGCACCATCAGCAGCCATATCAAGGAGCGCCAGAGCGGCGTGCCCGGCGATGCTCCCATTGTCGATGACGCCACGGACACCGCCACGGGCGGCAGCGCCACGATGCCAACGCCGGGCCTTCCTCCCTGGTGCGATTACATCAATGACCAGGACGCGGGCGATAACAATGATCCGCCGGCCACCTGGGAAGTATTGTTCGGCTACGGCCAGAGCAGCTTCGCAAACTCCGATGAGATTGATCACGCGGCGCCCATCGAAAAGTTCGAGTTATCCGTCGGACAGGATGGAAGCGGCTGGAGCGGCACGGACCACGACTCGACCGATGACAATTGGGGCCTCTCGATCCAGAGCGGAAATGACGACCCGGAGGACGACATCTTATTCATCGGCACCAGCAATGGCTCGGTAACCCTCACCCCGAATGACCCCTCCATTTACCTCGGCCCGGACATAGACCCCGGCGATGACGATGACGACACCCAGCACATCAATATCAGCCTCGGCGATATGATCATCGAGATGCAGGATGAAGATGGTTCCCTCATCAACATGGACCTCAGCGGCTCGCCTGTCATCAATATCCAGAACGCGAACACGAGCAACTCCGCGATCCTTGACGAAAACTCACTTACCCTCGAGGACTCGGGCAGCGGAGGCACCATCACCATCGATGCATCGCAAACCGGGGGCCATTCCCTCTCCGTGCAGACCATCACAGTGTGCGTGGCCGGCGATAGCATGGCCATGATGATCATTGGCAGCGATCCATACTAAGTACCCACTTATGTCATTACAAAAATCATCCCAACCAATCCGGCTCACCACTTACACTGTGAGGCTCACCTTTCAGCAGCGCAATCAACTCCTCAAATTCCTCGATCGCGCCCAGCTCTCCGGCGCGGAAGTCCCCGCCTTCGCCACATTGCATAACCTCATTGCCTCCACGGCCCCCGATGAACAAGCCGCCGCCGCAATAACTCAACAAGAAAGCTAGACCATGTCCCTGCTAACCCCTGCCGCAAAACCCGCCCCCGCCCAGCGCCGCGCCCAGCGGGCGCTCGCTCTCCCTCGCATCATGTTCACCCGCCTGCTCGCCAGTTGGCAGGAGGGTCTCGACGCCGTCTGGTCCGCCCCCAGCCCCGCGGACGTCATCGCCGCCATGGGCACTCAGGCCGGAGAACTCTTCACCCGCAGCGCCCAGCTCCGCGCCTTCCTCGAGAGCCAGCAGCCGGGCAGCACCAACATCCCGGCCGCCGCCAAAATCAAGCCCTGCACCATCAACGCCGATGGCACCGTCACACTGACCAGGAGCTGACCCAGCCGGCACGCCCCCCATCATGTCTGCCGCACTTATCCAGCCAGATTCAAATAGTAACTGCTGCGAATGCAGCCGCGACGGTTGCGCCGATTGCGCCGAGTGCCAGCAAATGGGCGACACCCTCTCCCTCGCAATCTCCGGCATTTCATCGCTGGGCTGCGCCATGGCCGCCCCCGGTTTTAATTTTTCAGGTTGCACCATGACGGCACTGGCCACCGGTCTCAACGGCGTTTTCACATGCATCGAGAACGAGGCCGGCAATCCCAACTCCGGCTGGTCGGGATTGATCTCTGGCTACCCCGCAAATTCCGCGACCGTTTACCAGATAGGCGAGTGCGACGGCGTCCCCACGGAATCGAGCAGCTCGCAGGCAAGACTCAGCGTCACCTGCAACGATGGAGGCGCCCCGGACTATCTCGCGACATTCACCGTGACTCTCATCGTCGATTGGTACGTCTACCTCGGGGGCGGCGCCGCCGGCGATGGCACTTACGTCTGGCAAGGCACCGGGCCCCTCGGCTCCGCCATCACCTTCCCGGTGCACACCACGCCTGCCGCCATCCCTAACTACGCGCTCTCCGATGGCACCGTGACAGTCACCCAGCCATGAACTGGATTGTCTCATCCCATTGCGCCTCGCGCGCCCATTGCACCGATTGCCGCAACAGCGCGGACTTCCGCCAATCGATCCTCCGCGCCGGCCTTGCATCGGAAATCAATTTCGATTGCCCCGCCGGCCTCCCCATCGGCTGCGGCCCCATCAAAGCGCCCCCCGTTCCGCCAGGTCCCGGCGCCATCTTGAAAAAAATGCTCGCTCGCCTCGGCCTCCGCGTGCGTCCAGGTTGCAAATGCAACCAGCGCGCCGCACAGATGGACCGCCTAGGCCCCGATTGGTGCGAGCGCAACATCCCCACAATCCTCGATTGGCTCGAGGAAGAAGCCGCCCGCCGCCGCATCCCCTTCAGCCGCATCGCCGCCCGCGCCGTCATCCTATTCGCCATCCGGTGGTCCAGAGCTGCTCAATCCAAGGCCAGCCCCCTTAATTCCACCCGGGTGACCGGCACAAGGACCGGCACGAAAACCGGCATGGAGACCGGCATGGAGACCGGCATGGAGACCGGCATGGAGACCGACTTCGAAAACTGAAATTGACAGGATTACACTGTTAAGCGATAAAGTTCTTAGTGTTTTCAGCAAAAATCAACACCGGCATGAACACCGGCATGAACACCGGCATGAACACCGGCATGAACACCGGCATGAAATGACATGAAAACAGCCCCAT